ACCAAGACAATCGCAAACTTTCTGCTCGGATTTGTTCAGCCTCCTTATCTAGGCTGTCTACGTATGAACTGATTTGATCAGGAGAAGAGATTAGGAGGCGGATGCGAAAAAATTTGCAATGTCCAAATCTATAGGCTGATTGAATTCATTGTTGCATTCAGAGCATTTGATTTTCATTGGCGGTATTTCGCTTTGCTGTCTCAACAAAATCACGTGCTCTCTAATTTGATTGTAAACTTTACTTTCGCAGTTTCTTAAAAATTCTTCAATTTGTGCCACATCTGTAACAGCACTGTTGGGCGTTCTAATGGCTGCAATACTCTGACTCACAATGTTTATTGTAAGATCTGTGATGACTTTCATGGCCTGTGTCAAACGATCCATTTTTTCTTCTTCAGACAAGTCTGATGCTGGTAGTGCAGACAAAATTTTCTGTTGTTCAAATTGTGCGATACTGCTTTGATTTTGTTGCTCGTAACTGACTGGTTTGAAAATAATTTCCAAGTCGCCGTAGGTTACAGTTTTATTGAAATCTGGTGATCTAATATAATCCAACACTGTGCGCATGTCCAGCGAATATTCTTCTTCGTGTCTGCATGCAGGGCATGCAGTGTTCAAACTCATGTCATGACCGTAACTGGCAATGCGTATGGCAATCAACAACGGACTGATGTCAATGTTGGGCACATGCCATGCATTTTTGATAGCAGGCACACAACTCTGTATCACGCTAACCACTGCTTGACCATTAAACAACGCATCAGGTGTGCGATATGTTATTTCATCAATGGCAGTCATTGGGTATATTGGCAACTCCCCGTTGTCTGGCAAGTCTAGTGAGCCTGCAGGCCAAAATCTTCCAGCACTGGGCAATTTCAAATAGATTGCGGGTTGTCTAAAAAATTGGCGTAACGGATTGGATAGTTGGGTCATTTTGATACCTATAAATATAGTTCTACTTATAGGTACAACACCATGACACCAGAAGAAAATCTCGCCAGGATAACAGAAGAAGTCAACGAACAGATGCGAAAGTTTGGGTATATTTTGCCCGAAACTAATCAACGACTGTTAGAAGCACAAACTGGCATATCAAACTTTGGATTCAAAGTACAAATAGCCACTGGTATCATGGGCAATCTGGCAGAAGCAGTAGGTGACTATACCAAGGCCATGTATCGCGGTGAAAAAGGCGCCGCAGTGTTCAACAACTCCATTGACAAAATGGTTGATGCTGCCCAAACGGCAGCAGTGGGATTGAGTTTGTTGGTGCCTGGCGGCGCATTGATGAAAGGTGTAGTTGCTGGATTAACTTTTTTAGCCACACAATTTTTAAAGCAAGGTGCTGAACTTACAAAAGCCGCCAATGAACAAAGCGATCAATTATATTCAGCATTTAGTAAATTGGCCGAAAGCGGTGCAGTGGGTGCAGATGGCATTGAAGGTCTAGCACAGGACTTTCAGAAACTAGGTTTAAATGTTACTAAATTAGATCGCTTTCTTGCAGCGGTAGGGCAAAGCACTGAGAACCTGGCTCGCATGGGCGGCACAGTACTGGATGGTAGAAAACAATTTGCTGATCTAGGCAAGGACATGCGACAGTACGAAACGTCGTTGTTGAAACTGGGTTTAGATCAAGATGCGCAGGCCGAAGCAGCATTAAATTATGCCAAAATTCAAAGTCGACTGGCACTGGGTGCAACCAAAGATTATGGTGCAATGGGCACAGCGGCCTACAAGTATATTCAAGAACAAGATGCATTGACCAAAGTCACTGGTATCAGTCGCAAACAACAAGAAGATGCTCTTGAAGAAGCCATGCGCAATCAACGTTATGCGGCTACTATAGATCAATTGGTTGCTGAAGGCAAAACCAAAGAAGCAGATCAACTACGAGCAGGTCTGCAAGTGGCTAGAGCAGCCGGCAAAGACATGGCTGCTGCCTATGCAGACATGGTGTCAGGCATGGTCAACACAGACGCATCACAAAAAGGGTTGATTGGCACACAAGGAGAAATGCTCAAGCAAATCAATGCTATCAAGGCAGGTGCATACAAAGAAGCACCAGAACTTTTCGAAGCAGGCATGCAAAACATGCTGAAGAAAACTGGCGAATTTGGCGAAAAAATGCGCCCTGCAGCACAGGCTGGGGTGCTTGAAGATTTTTCATTGAACTATTCAACTTCAATGAATGCTGCTGCTTTGTCCAGCAGAGATTTTGCGGCATTGATGAAAAAAGCGCGAGAACAACAACAAGGACAAATTGACAACACTGGAACACTGTTAGACGATCAGGCCAAACTGCGCAAAATGCAAAACGATACCATGCTGATGTTCCAGAACTGGGTGAACACTGGACTACCGGATGCCACTGCTAAAATGTTGAAAAAAGTTGAGATGGCTTATCATGACATGATAAAGAAAGTGGGCGAAGATTTTAGCAAAGCTGCCGGAACAAAGCCCACCAATCGAATTCCGACTCCTGATCAGTATCCATCGTGGATGGATCCAGCGGTAGTGAACCGTCGGATACAAGAAGAAACTGAACGTCAAGAACGTGCCCGCCGCGGTTCGCAAAACATGCAACAGCAGAATCAGCAGAATCAGCAGAATCAACCAACACCTCCACAAAATCAGCAGAATCAGCAGAATCAGCAGAACCAACCAACACCTCCGCAGAATCAACAAAACCAACAACAAAGAAATGATCTGCCAACTTGGATGCGTCCTCCTAGATCAGTTAATAATCCCAATAACATACCCGGACGAGCACATGGTACATCAGGAGAAATTGGATCGTTGTTTGAGCCCAAAGACATCATTGCACAATTGCACAAAGGCGAACGTGTGCTCAACCGGGATGAAAACGCTGATTTGACCAAGTTGTTCAACATGGTCAACAGTGAAAAGTCGCAGAAAAAAATGCTGAACACACAAGAGCAAATGCTCAAGGTAATTGACAGCATTACCACTGGCTTGCGACTTGATTCCAAGTCAGGCACTGACAAAGACTTTAAGACTGCTTATGCAGACATTTCTGCAGGTATGACAAACACTGGACCTGCGCAAAAAGCATTGATTGACAGCCAAGGGGAAATACTCAAACAGTTTGACGATCTTAAAAACAATATTTCGCCTGCGTCAATAAATTCATCTGCACTGTTGAATAGCATGCCTAAATTGGAAATTGACAAAGAAGCCGCAGAACAAATTGGTCAGACTTTCAAAGATAGCCTAGGCGACGAATTTAAATCAGCAGTAACCAATATTGGCCAAATGGTAGAACAACTAAAAAATCGCAGCGATGCTGGATTACAACAACAAATGGTAGGATTGCTAGAAGACATGCGTCGTAGTATGCAAGCCACTGCCACTGCCAGTGAGCGATTAGCACAGGTAGCCAGCAACTAACAATAAATAATCAACTATGGCAGATTCCAAACAACCCGGCTGGCGCAAATATTTTAAAGTAGCAGACACTACTGGTGTCATGAGCCCAATTTCAGGCAGGAACCAATTTGGCTTGCCTGGTTACACCAAAAATGACGGCTCTGATACAGGCATGCCTGCGGACTTTATCTTCCGTAACTATGCATCAAGACTGCCCGAAGTATATTCTGGACACCCCAATCGTATTGAACGCTACAATCAGTACGAGAACATGGACATGGACTCAGAGATCAATGCATGCTTGGACATCATTGCTGAGTTTTCAACACAGATGAATGAACAAAACGGCACACCGTTTGAAGTTGATTATCGTGACAAGCCCACTGATAACGAAGTAAGCATTATCAAGAAGCAACTGCAACAGTGGGTCAAACTCAACAAACTAGATCAACGCATTTTTAAATTGTTCCGCAACACCATCAAGTATGGTGATCAAGTGTTTGTGCGTGATCCAGAAACATTTGAAATGATGTGGGTGGACATGAGCAAGGTAGCCCGTGTTATTGTAAACGAATCAGAAGGCAAGCGTCCTGAGCAGTATGTGATCCGTGACATCAACCCCAACTTTCAAAACATGACTGTGGCAGCCAAAACTACCACAGACTATATGACCAACCCTGTGACAGGCTCAATTTCAGGCAACGCCAACTACACCATGCCCAATGGCGGCACAGGTGGTGGTGTGGGCAACAGCAGATTCATGACTGCTATGAACGAAGTTTGTTTGGATGCCAAGCATGTGGTACACATGAGTCTGAATGAAGGGTTAGACGTATTTTGGCCTTTTGGACGTAGCATACTAGAGCAGATTTACAAGGTATTCAAGCAGAAAGAACTGTTGGAAGATGCTGTGTTGATCTATCGTGTGAGCCGTGCTCCAGAGCGACGAATCTTCAAAATTGACGTGGGCAACATGCCATCGCACTTGGCTATGGCGTTTGTGGAACGTGTTAAAAATGAAATGCATCAGCGCAGAATCCCCACTATGACAGGTGGCGGCAACAACATGATGGATGCGTCATACAATCCACTGTCAATCAACGAAGATTACTTCTTCCCCCAAGGTGCAGACGGCCGTGGTAGTAGTGTAGACACCCTGCAAGGCGGGCAAAATCTGGGCGAAATTGATGACTTGAAATATTTCAACAACAAAATGGCACGTGGTCTGCGTGTGCCTTCCAGCTATTTGCCCACTGGACCCGACGACAGTTCACAGCCAGTTAACGATGGCAGAG